CGTCATCTCTATTAACCCAACATTCGATAGTGTAATCACCAGTACCCATATCGAAATCAGAGCTACTAGCAAGACTTAAATAATCATTACCATCGAAATCCACTGAAACCGCTTCATTTTGCGTGGACTCACCTCCTGCGAATAGGTAGGCTATAAAGTTTTCGCCGTTACCATTTGAATCACTATCAGTACCAAGGGTAAATTCTGTTGCTGTTGGTAAAGTATCTTGAAAATAATTAAACCAATCTGCTTTAGCAGCAGTTGTATTCAATCTTAAAGAATAATGAGCAGCATTATTACTATCTTCATTACCTCGATGATATACAACCCAATGATCTGAAGCATCTAAATTCTTCAAAAGAATCATCCCAGGAACGCTACCTAGGTTATGTGAAATTGTCCTATTGCTACCGTTTCCTGTGTAGCTAACAACATCAAAGAACCCTTTTGCCTTGCGGAATGTCCATGAGACGTAGTCCTCACCACTACCGTTAAAATCATTATCAGTACCTAACGAAAATCCGTTTGAATTAAATGCAGTAATTCCATCGAAAGCAACTTGTGCAGAGTTAGCATTTGAAAAGATTGAATATCCTCGTGGACTTATTGGATCACCATGATTATTTGTAGTTCTGAAACCTCTTACCGTATCTGTTAAATAATGAGATTCAACATTATTTCTCTCCCTTACCCATGTCATACCTCCTTCTCCAGATAAATTAACTCCGTTATTAATAGACCTAGCTGACCCCGTTCCTTCCCAGAGGTATGTGCTAAACACATCGTCAACGTAGGTTTTCGTAGCAACTGCACCTACACCTAAAAGCATTTGTTGTATTGGCATTAGCTTAACCCTGCACCTGAGATGTATGCCACACTTGCTGATTGGAATAACATAGTAGCCATTCCTCTCCCTGCCAAAGTTAATGAAGTTTTAGCGGTTGAATCACCAGCTAAGTACATGGTTATAGCACTACATGTAATCGTTTTATCTCCACTACTTGCATTGATAATAGTTATGGCATCACCAGTATTAAAGGTGCTGGCAGGGACGATTAAATCAACTTGTGCTCCAATATGTTTACCAGCATCAGAAGCAACTAAAGTATAAGTTGACGAATTTTGCCAGTTTTGAGGTATAGAACGCAGATCACCAAGGCTATCTGATACCGTTCCAGAGAACGTTGCATCCCCCGTAGAAACTATTCTTAGACGACTTGCAGAGTTAGATTCATCATAAAAATTCAAATTACCGTTTTCATTTTGAATGGAGTAATCAGAAGCGTTATTAGTATCAGTTAAAAATATCTTTGGCTGCGTGTTGCTAACAGTTATGTTTCCTGTAGTAGATATATTTTGATTAAACGTCCAAGCATCAGTAGAATCTACCCATTTGATTTCTTTATCTGTATCACCTTTAAGTGTAATACCACCACCATCAGCAGTTGTATCTGTTGGTGTTGAGACTTTACCTAATTCAATATTTTTATCTTCTACAGTTAATGTAGTTGAATCAATTGTTGTAGTCGTACCATTAACAGTTAGATCACCAGATAGTACAAGATCACCTGCATTAACTGTTGCTGCTGTAACTGTTCCTGTAAATGTAGGACTAGCTTTAGGTGCTTTTGGATCTACGTAAGCTTTAACTGACTGTTGGCTAGGTGCTTTAGTAGCACTATTAGTAGCCATATCGTCTTCATCTAAAAGCTCAACTGGTGTAGTCCATACTGTTAATCCATTACCTTGAGATTGTAAGACTTGACCACTTGTACCTTGTCCATCAGGTAAGGTTAAGGTGACATCTGCTGTGACAGAATCAGGTGCTTTTAATCCAATATAATGTGAACCATTAGCATCAGTCTCAGAGAATTTAATTACTCGACCATTATCTATAATAACGTCACCAGTAAATGTATCTCCTGATTTAGATACTAAGTTTCCTGTAGCTGTTACACCACCTTGCCAAGCACTACCGTTATATACCTTTAACTCATTACCAGTAGTATCAAAATATAAATCTCCTTCATCATTATTACTACTAGGTGCTGAACTAGCTACTCGATAACGTGCAGCAAAGTCATTAACACTAGAGATGTTATTAGCAACAGTATTTATGTTTGCAATATTAGGTGAAACTGTTGTTGCTACAGTTGTTACTTCTGTTGCTTTTGGTGTTAAACGATGGAAAGTATAGGTATGTAAGGTAGTGGTTGTCTCCACAATAACTCCATACCCTGCTGTAAGCGCAGTGCTTCCACAGCCTGTAATAGTGACTGTATTTCCTGAGCCTGCACCATTAGCAATTGTGACTGTTCCTCCACTTGGTGTTTGAGTTGAGGCAATTTCCTTGATGGATACCAGAGTACCAGTACCATTATTAACATCAGGGTTAGCAGTAGGGAAAGAAGTTTCATTTGCTATTGGGACAAAACCACCAACGTCATCTACTAAGTCTGTTATGCGTGCATCAATTGCTGCTGTAGTAGCTATACGATTATTATTACTACTCCATGTATCACCACTTGATATAGTTTCAGAATTATCTTGTCTGAAGTATCTAGCATCAGAAGCTGATGTAGTAAAGAAACTAGTATCGTTAGGTGTAGATCCTGAATGTTCTGAGTTAGTTACAACTGTTGCACCTGTTAGCTTGGTTGTATCTATAACAGCACCAATTCTGGCAGCTGGTAATGATCCACTAGTTATTTTTGCAGCATCAAATGTTTGACTTGAATGGTGTGTAATAACACCAGTCATAGTACCACCACTCTTAGGTAGAGCTGCGTTAGCTAAGTCATAAGAGTCTTTAACAGCTTTTGATGTAGCTGCTTTAATTTCACTAGAACTATTAGTACTACTATCAAGTTGTACAACACCTTCTTGTGAAGTATTACCATCTTGAATACCACTAACAGGGAATGTCTGTGAGGAATTAAAGGTTATATTTCCTGACATCGATCCACCGCTTGTTGGTAAAGCAGAGGCAGAACCAACTGGCAAACGTGTATAGGCTATACCTATAAACTTTTGACCATTAGTAGGTGCAGTAGTAAATGTAATTGTACCGCCAGTAGAACTAACGGTATAATCAACATCAGGTTCTTGTACAGCACCGTTTATTGTTATTAAAACTGCTTGTGCAGTTTGTGGTTTTATAGATTGACCACTTGACGCTAAGTTAAATGTAGTAGTTGAGCCATTAAATTGACTATCTAAGTCATCTATCTTTTGTGCATCAATTGATCCAGATGTATAACTACCTTGGGATTTCCACTGATTCTTTGCTGAATCATACAAGTATTGAATCCCATTACTTGCTTGATATGTATCACCATGCGACGGTGAAGCTGGGAAGTCTAAAGCCATGAGATATGTTTATGGGTTATATGGTTGTGTGGATTGTCCTGTGTTGTAGCCAATACATGAAGTTATGAAATTATTCTCACCACTTGCGTTAGAGGTACTACCGCCCCAGGTAATTCCTGCACTAGTATTGTTTCTAACATCTACTCCATGGATAATTATAGTTTCATGGTCAGTAGAGTTAACTAGAATACCGTGAGCTTGGCTACCATTACTATGTTGACCAAGGGTACCACCACCACATTGACCACCCATGATGGTTACGTCATGAACTCCTTGTGCTATTTGTATTCCACTATTATTTGCGTTTTGAGCACAGTGTGGGCTATTGATCATTATCTTTGCATGATCAGTACTATTTATTTGAATACCATTCTGACCATTACCTCTACAGTCAGGATCATTAATTCTTAAGATCCCCTTGAAACCATTAGCTACACTGATTCCGTGACCTGTACATGAACTTGCATAGACATCATCAATCCAAATAAAACAACCACCTTCTACTTTTATACCATCGCCACTATTACCATCTACATCACAAGCAATAAGTCTATGGAATGAGCCAGGTGCTCTATTATTATTATCTGATGCTACATTACCTAATCCAGATTCAAATACGATACCATCATGACAACGTATGAATGAACAATTATTCATCCATATTGAATTACTGAAGCCTGTTGCAGTAAACCCTGTCATACTTGAATGAGCACTGCCACCTGTTATACCTTCACAAATAACATTTTCAAACCTGTTTTGATCTTGTCTTAAGGTTGAACTTCCAGATGCATCACCATTTAGTTGAATACCAATTGTGCCTGTAGTATTTGGGAAATCACGCATATCTACATCCCTCATGGTGACACTAGATATACCTCCAAAATCACAACCTATTTTACAATCCCGAATATTGACTCGTTCCATTATGAAATAACGAGCACTGCCACCTGTTACATGTACAGCTTTTTGAGTATCATTACCTTGTAATTGAAGGTCTCTTATAACAATATGAGAATGAGCACCAACAGTTAAAACGTCATTCGAACCTGTGTTTTTAATAATAGAAGCTGCTTGTCCATCACCTACCAGAGTAATATTAGATGCTAGGTTGATAGTTCCATCAAAATTATAAGTACCAGCTGGAAAGTATATATAACCTCCAGTAGACATACTAGAGATTAAACTATTTAAAGCAGTAGTATTAGCTGATGCTGAGTTTGATGTTGAAACACTATTATCAGTTACGCTTACAAATGCAGCCTCACCACCATTATCTACACCATTAATCCAGTTAGATCCATTATATTTAAGTACTTGTCCAGATGTTGCTGAACTAATCTGTACACCTGATAAATCACTTATCTGACTAGTTGTTGTTAATAGGTCACTAGGTAGACGTGATGAGTTTAAAGTTCCACTAGTTATATTAGTAGCATTTAAACTTGTTAAAGCAGAACCATCTACAGCTGGTAATTTTGCATTTCCATCTAACTGGACAATTTTAGAAGCTGATGTACCTACATCAACATTCAAAGTACCTGAACCTGTTATGGGACCACCTGTTAAACCAGTACCTGATCCAACACTTGTTACACTACCAACACCAGCATTAACCCATGTTAAACCCCCAGTATTACCAGACTTACTTAATACCTGACCGTTAGTACCTGCATTACTTATTTGTAATCTTGCTTCATCAACAGCCTCATCAGCAATTTTAGATTGAATTACTGAATCAGTACCTAATTGAGTTGATGTGATTGTTCCACTAGTTAACTTAGTTCCTTGTATGCTTCCAGCTAATTTGTCATTAGTAACAGCACTATTATTTATCTTTGCAGTAGTTACCGCATTGTTATCTATAGTCCAAGCTGCACCAGATGAAGATACAGTAATATCACCTTTATCACCATCAGATACACCACCTGATCCACTAACTGTAGCCCAAGTGTTATCACCTCTTAAGTAAGTTGTATTACTTGCTGTACCTGTAGCTGAAAGTTCAGCAACTCCAATAGCATCATCAGCTACTTTTGCATTAGTGACTGCATTTGAATCAAGTAAATCTGTGGTAACAAGTGATTCACTAACTGATCCATTAGCTGTAGTTTTTAAAACACGATTACTCTGTGTACCATTTTGAATCTTGTCATATGTGACTGCATCATTTTGTACAGAATTAGTATCAACCGCATTGTCCTTTAGCTCACTTGATCCAACACTATTTGTAGCTAATTGTGTTTCTGTTATTGTTGATTCTAATAACTTAGTACCTTGAATACTTCCTGCAAGATCCTCATTAGCTATGGAACCGTTCTGTATCTTAGCTGAGGTGATCGCATTATTATTTATATTCCATGTACCACCACTATTAGATACTGTTACTTCTCCTTTGTCTCCATCAGCAACACCACTTGTACCAGCTGCAGATAAGACACCATTAGCAATAGATAAATTAGTACCTACCTTTATACCACCTAAACTACTAGCAGTAGCTGCAGGTAGTGTGTAGTTAGAACCACTAGTAGAACTATCAAGTTGTGGTGCAGCATCTACCCAATATGAATCACCAGTAGGATCGTTGTAATAAACAAAGCTTCTACCTAATGATGTATCAAACCACCTATCACCAGACGTAGGATTAGATGGTGCTGTATCACCTGCGAATGTAAGAGTTCCAATAGTTGAGTCAACTTTGTCATCTACATAATTTTTAGTAGCTGCATCTGTACCAGCTGTTGGTGTACCTACCTCGGTAATCTTCTTAGAATTCATATCTAAGTTACCGTGTAGTTCAGGTGATTGAATATCTAACTGTGCTCTTTCCTGTAGAGCATTTAAAACCTGTGTTTGGTTATTATCTAGATCTTGTGATCTAATTGAGCTACCTGCTACATAATCAACCCTTGGGTTAGTAATGTCTGTTTTTCTAGTGATAAGAACATTCTTAATTCCACTAGCAGGAGCACTACCAAATGTAATAGTTTTTGTATTTGTATTATGTGTATAGTGAGTGGTTACTGTTTTAAGATCCCAACTATCGGTAGAGGTATTCCATACATATACAAATACATCATCAGCTTCTATTGGTGTGAACGAGTAAGTAAAAGCTGTTTGAGAACCCGTTCCATTATGTCGTGTTAATGTTGTTGGTATTGTTTCTATAGTCATTATTATTTTGGAATAAATTCATTTCAATAAACATTTCTTTTACTTATATAAATTCAACACAGGTTCGAGTTCTTGCTGAACTCTGGTTGTTTCATTTAAGGATCTAATGTTTTGTAAATCTAGTTCTAGTTTTTGTTCAATTAGTTCTTGAACTTCAGGTAGATGTTTGATATTAGCCCACGCTTGTTTACGTGCTTTATCGAATAATAGTTTGATCTTTTTGTTATGGAAGTATGCCTTCATTGGATCCATCTCTCTTCTACCTGCAGCTAAATCAGCTTGCATTTCAGCGATAGAATTTAAGATCTTTGGATCTGTTGCTAACTTATCTAGTTTTAATTCTAAGTTCTGATCACCTATAGCTTTTTGATATAGAGATCTAACATTAGCTGATTTACTTAAATCAACTCCATCTGGTGAGGAGTATGTTGATAGACGTAAATCATATTTACTATCAAATAATAACTTTCTTCCTGGTCCTTGATCTAGGTTAATACTGAATGGTGATATGGCATTAAACATACGAGTTGGGAAATCCCAATCTCTTATCGGTCTACCATTCAACATGTCATACTTAGTAGGTACTTCATCTACTGCTAAGTGTTCAGTAATTAGATTTCGATTTCTAATTGCATCACTTATACCAGCATTTAATTCCTTCATATGAGGATTAAATAGTTTACCTAGTTCATTTCTAAGTGAAGACAAAGGTATTTGATTGTTTAATAAACCAGCGACAATCCTTTCTGCCTGTCCAGGTTGACCAGCAAATAAGTCTACGAACTGTTGCATACCAGCTAGATATGACTTACTAGAAACACCCTGAGCCATAACAACAGCTGTCTTTAGGAATTGTTTTTCAGTCCATTCCTCACCCATTAACTGACTATGATCTCCAACATCAGCAATGGTTGAGAGTATTAGATTAAATGGTTCAAATGAATCGTAATTAACCCATACACCACCTATCTTGATACTTCTAGGTTGATAACCTGCATCTATCCATAGTTGTCTTTGCTTCCTATCTGTAGGTCCATTACCAGTTAGATTGCCACTCATGAATGCTGTAGAAGCCATTGTTATGACTCCAGATCCAATAGCTAATCTTCCCTTCTGAAGTGCTTTAGCATTAGCTAATTCCTCAGCAGTTTCAATACCATACTTAAGAACATTTTGTAAGTTATTTGGACTAGCCTGTGCTATATCATTAAACTCTTTAATAATAAAGTTTAAGCCTGGAGTATGTTTAGCAGTTAATGCAAGACCATTTACACCTGTCCTAGCAAATAAGAAGAATGGTTTAGACCATGGATGAGCTTCGAATACATCATTAAGTCCTTTAGCAAAACCAGTTAAATCAGTAGTTAAGGTAGCTTCTTTCTTAGCGAATAAAGTAGCAGCATCAGTTATGTTTCCATCAGCATCTAATATTTCACCTAGAAATCTATCTTCTGCTTCTTTTAGTAGTTGTGGAGTAATCTCTGTTACCTCACCTTTATTTAAAAGAGTCATTGCTTCACGCATTGCTCTTTCTCTACCCTTAGCTCTTGACAGTAGATACCCAAAAGTATCATCAGTTGCTGCCATGATCTTGGTTGAATAAGTAAGGAACTTATTGTCATTCATGGATCTAGCCATATTTGCTAGATAGTAAGCAGCCTTATCTCCAAGATTTGCTCTACCACTATTCTCAATCCAATCACCAAACATAGCCCACTGTTCATCTCCTTTGGTGTATTCAGCAAATCTTGAGTTAACCTGAGCTATATCACCAGACCAATAAGAATTTAACTTTGTTTTGAATAATGTCCAAGCCTCTGGTATTGATTCCATTATTGCATTCATAGCTGCTAACGAAGATCGTTTAGTAGCAGCATCACCACTTAAGGTTGCACCTAATGCAGTGGATAAAGGTCTTAAGAAAGTAGCTGATCCTGTACCCATGATTGCTCTAACAGACGTTTTAGGTCCACTTAGAACACTGTGTATCATTACACCCTGTAGTTCTTTAATAAGAAGACCAGTCTTAGCTTTACCGTTAAACTCTCCACCTTTTAATTTCTTACGAATCCAATTATCAAAGTCTGTTAGGTTTTGTATCTCATTCGTCATAGAGATGGTTTCAAAGATAGCTCTGAATAAACCGTCATCAGGATCATTACCAGCTACCTTTAAAGCTAATCTAAATCCATCAATTGATTCTTGTACCTGAGCATCAACAGCTTCATGTATAGCTTTCTTTCTTGTTTTACCTGCACCTAATGAAGCAAACTCTGCAGATTGAGTCATCTTAGATAACTTAACCTGAGTTAAACCAGCAATGATCTTGTCGTACATTGCTTTAGCAGGTCCATCTATATCAGCAACATCAGCTATATCAAATAATTCTCTACCAGCTACACCCATATCTCTCATCTCTCTCATAAGAGATCCGATAACTAAGTCAGCTGCTACAACATTTGATGAACTAATGATCTCCATTTCATCTGGAGTACCTTTACCTAGAACTGTTTTACCTTTATTCAGTTCAGCCCAAAACTCATCAGGTGTTAAATCACTTGTATTTCTACCTTCAAAGATCTGCTGAGCTGTTTCAATAGATTCACCCCATACATCTTTTAGACTTCTACCTGCTTTCTTAGCAGCTGCTATTTCAGCTTGTACTCTGGCATCAGTCATAAACTCACCCATCACTTCTTTCAAGTGATCCTCAGCCATACCACTAGACATAGCAGTACGTTCTAGTTGGACTGGAGTTGTTAATGAGTCCGTAGACCCCATCTCAGCTCCCCACTCTTTTCTAGTTCTTGATAGCTGTTGTTTTACGTCAAATGGCTTACCATTAGATGTAGGTGCAGCTTGCCAAGGGTCTGATATGGGTTCGTTTTTATAAGCACCATATACAGGTGTTTGTAGTTGTTCTTTAGCTTTCTCTATTTTCTGTGATTTAACACTAGTAGCTCTTGTTTCTGCCTTAGCAACTTCATCAGCTACTCCATCTTCAACAATAGTTTGACCCTTCTTACCAGGTCTAACTTTCCTAACTCCTTTTCCAAGTAGTATTGAGGCACCATCAAATACCGCACCAATACCCATACCTTCAACGACATTCTTTAATGTCTTCATGGCAGGATGATCAGTATCTTTAGTAGATAGTGGTGTATCAATAAAGTTAAAGCGATCCCTTAAGACTGCTAAACCATTGTCTTCTTGTGAGTATTTAGAACCTAAGTCAGACAATGCACCAATCGCTGCACCTCTAACAAGACCACCTACAACTGTAGTTGCAGCACCTACACCAGCTGCACTGGCAGCGGGAATGATAGCTGCAGCCATTGTTCCAAAGTGAGTAAGGCTTCGTAAAGCTGAACCCCACCATGTTTTAGTTTCAATTGGATTTGCATCGTCTACAAACCAGTCATCCCATTCAGCACCATATCCTTCTTCTGTTTTACCTTCTTCTACCATCTCACCACTGAACATATCAATGGCTCTTTCAGGTAGGGTTACAAGTGATGAAGCCGTGTCTTGTAGACCACCTCCTATTGCTGATTGAAATTCTTTGACAACACCTTTAAAACCACCACCACCTTCTTTATTACGAGGATCTTTTTGAGCAGCCTTAGCTTGCTCTTCTTCACTCATTAGTTGATTAACTTGTTGCTCACGTAGAGCACGTTCGTTTTCTTCATCTTCTATATACTGAGCAGTTTCATCAGCAGCCTGTAAAGCAGCATCAGTGTCTATAGAATTCGGATCGAATCCTGAATACATATTATTACCTTAGTAATGTTATTAGTTAATATTTATCTACCGATAGCAGTAGTATATTCTGGTTGTTGTGTATCTTGCTTGATCTCTGGTATTACTAACGGATCTACACCTAGTTCTGGCATTAAATGCTCAATTTCGTTATACGTAAGTTCTCCATCGTTATAAGTACCTTTAATAATAGCTCTCCTAACTCTTGAATTCGTTGCATGGAATTTCAACAAGAGTTGAGTAACTGGATCTAATGTACTTACGAATTCGTCTATTTGATTAGGTATAGGTTTATCACCAGCTGCCTCTAGTTGGTAAGTCATTAACTGATGAGGTGTAATGTTCTTATGCTTTGCTGCTATCTGCTTATAAAGCATTGGAACTTCTTTTGGATTAGATCTTGCTTGCTCTAATGCTTCCTCAGTACCTGGAATTATTTGAGTGTTGATAATACTTGGATTTTGTGAGATAGCGTAGTTAGCAGTTTCTAAATTACGAGAATGTACTTGACTAGTAGATGCAGATTGCCTCTTATCTAACTTACCTAATGAAATTGCTTCTTCTACTTTTTCTATTGCAGTTAGGTGAGCTTGATCTGGACTTTCTTCTACCTGAATAGCTTTAGCATATTCAAGTTTATATAGTCTTTCTGCATTGTGGTTAATTGCTACATACTTAGGACTTTTATCTTTACTTGCATCAGTCTCTTCTAAGTAAGATCCTATCTTTGCTTTTATAGATTCCTGAGCTTGAGAGAATAGTTCCTTAGGTGGAACATTAGCACTACTATTTTGAGCTAACTGATCCCATCTTTGGTAGACATTAGGATCATAGATACCTTTTAAGTCCTCTTTATAGATAGGTAGTTGATTAGTTAATTTATAACTTAAAAGCTTAACAGCCTCATCCTGATCCTGCTGTTCTTCTGTAACTAGTTTCTTTAATGCCTCTGGCATTGGACCATTAGCGTAATCCCATTCACTGATCTTTTGTAGTTTCTCTTCATTAGAAAATGGTCTACCTAATTCATCTTCTTCTTGTGCTAAAGCAGTTACGTACTCCTGTCTAAAGATAGCTTTTCTATCTTGCTCATTCTCATACTTCTCTTTAACTACTGTCTCTTCCCAAAGGTCAAACCTATTTCCGTATAACTCACCAAAGGTTTTACCACCACCATGTGAAGGTACTCCCTCTTTCATTTCATTAAGATCAGCTACTGTTATACTTCCAGTCTCAGCTCTATTCTCTATATGTTTCTCAATAGCAGCCCAAGCTCCTTTCTTACCTAGTATTCTACCTTGAGAATCAACTGTATTTTCTAGTTGTAAGATAACAGTTTTTATATCATTACTACCTTCAAATTCTAAGAAAGCAGCTTCTTGTTTTTCAACTGATTTATCAATACGATCTTGCTTTAAGATCTCATTCATCTTAGCTGTCTCTGCCTTACGTAACCCTGGGAATAGATGCTCATTAAGAAGCATAGGATTCATACCAACAAACCCTCTTTCCTCTATATAACGAGTTCTTAGTTTCGCTAACTCAGCTCTTTTTTCAGGTAATGTACTAGCAGTACTATCCTGTAAACCAGCTGTTAGGTAAGCACCAAATCCATCAGCAGCTGCCTTAGCTTGTCCTACTGCTAGACCATATGCTTTCCATCCAGATAGGTTACTAATTTCATCTGCTACTTCAAATGGTTGTCCGTCTTTTAAAGCTTGACCAGCTTGTGTTTCAAAGTTCTCACGGTCAGCTTTTAATTCATCTACGTCAGCTTGGTATGAATCTATTTCGTTTTGATCGAAACCTTGTTCATATCCTTTGTTGACATACTCTAAGTAGTCTTCTTTGTTTTGTTTCTTTTGATTCTCTACTAGATGATTGGTTAACTGTGTAGAGAACTTTGATAGAGCTAGTAAATCATTACCTGCATTCTGAGCATCAATCGCACGTTGACGATCATTGGTTTGTAGGCTTCTTTCGTAAGGTTGATTAGCTCTATTCTGTCTGTTTACTTCCTCTTGGAAGCGTTGAAAATAAGATTGTGTCATGACTATCCGTCTACTTTAGGTGCTTCTAAACTCTTACCCATCGTGTATCCACTAAGAGCACCACCTGCAATACCTAATGCTTGTTGTAGTTTGCTTGGTCCTTTATTCCATACAGGTGTGGCAGGCATCATTCCTCGTTGTGGTGCTAAGCCTATAAGTCGGAAGTTTCTATCAATTGCATTCTGTTTCCTGAAATCAATCTCTTCTGCTTTAGTCCTGAATCTACCTCTCTTAGCTCTGACTTCAGCTTGTGTACGTGATATAGCTCTACCACTAGCAGCCTTCTCAGCTACTATTCCTCTGGTAAAACCACGTTCAGCATACTTAGCTAAGTTTTGATTCTTCTGAGATTCAACGTATTGTGTTTCAGCTGATTGGAATGACTCAGCTACTGCATTATTTAATTGTTCTTGTAACTCATTACTTGCACGATTAGCAGCTAGAGTTTCAGCATCAGCACCTACCTCAGCATCTACACCTCTTGTGTAGTAACCAGCTAAGTCTTGATAATGTTGACCAATAACTCTACCGCGTTCACGCATATGTAAAGTCTTCTTATTTCTATTATCAGCAGAGGCAGCTTGTGTAGCTGCTAAATTCCCCGCCATGGCTTGCGCACCACCTATTACGGCTAGGGTTACGGGTTCGCACATAATTTACAAAATTCTATAAAGGGTAATTTGTTAGGTCCATAGGGGAATTCTCGTAAGAACTTAAAACCTAGAAAACGTAATAACTTAATATGTACAGTGTTTCGTTTATCAATAATATTCCAAAGTAACTTCTCTCTTCTACTGTCGATAAAACGTTTAGCTTCTCTTGCAACAGTAATAGGATATTGTTCAATCTCTGGTGTACATAGCATCCATATATTTCCTTCTTCACTCACGCCTACCATACCAGCAGTCCTGCCGTTAGGTACCGTGAAATACATACAGGGAGTCGTTAAGGCTGCGTTAGTTAATACTTGTAGCGGATCATCCCCATGACCTTCTTCGACCTCTCTACGGTCATCTGGACGGAGATTAGAGGCAACCTCTTTAGCTGCCTCCAATGTTATTGGGTGAATGTATTTAGACACGTTTATAATATTTAGGTGAGTAGTCTCCTTCCCAACTCAATGAGTAAAGTGTTGCTGGTGATGGATGAGTAGATTTAAGATATAGATTGACGTTTATATTCCTATCGTATATTGGTACAGTCTTTATTTGTTCTGACTCAAAACCAGGTGTCTCAGCTACATATTCATCAGCAAAAGCAGATTCAACATCAACGTTATAATCCTCTCTACCTTTACGTTTTAGGTTAATTGTATATACACCTGTAGAACCTAGATCTAATTGCACTCTATGTATAACTAACGATGCATGTACATCAGATTTAGTTATATTGTTAGCTGTTTTAGTGACAAAGAATCTAGGGAATAAGATAGACATTTCAAAGGTATAACCTAGATATAAATTATTAGATGACCAATCACCTGGTAGTTCTAGATTACCTGATACTAAAGTAGGTGTACCAATACGTGAATAGTTAGTACCAGCTGTTGTATCAACAACGGATAAAGCTTTACTTGTATCTATACCAGTTGGAACAGAGAAAGTTGTCTTTCTTGTTGTTGAGTTATAGGTTAAAGCACTAGCATTAACTACTACCCAATTATCTAGGTGTACTGGCATATAGACACTATCAGCTATAACTGATGGATCATTAGCTGTGTCCTTTAGTGGGAAACTAAGTAAGTTGTTATCACTTAATACTGCATAGTAAACATCATCTAAGATGGTGTGATACTGGAGATTATTACTGAGTTCCCAAGTGAACCATGCCTGTTGTAATCTTTCTCTACCACTATTAAAATACCTATATCCATATATAGTTTTAGTACCTGACTTACCTAGCATTACAAAAGAGTTCTCTCTTGAGTTAGCTACACGGTCAATGTCTGATGCTAAGAATCTAGATATGATTTTACTTTGTTCTAATACCTCTGGCTCACCTTCTCTCCTAATGTTATTCATTTCAAAGAAACGAGTGTACTTACCAGCGTTATCTACGAAAGCATACGTTGTACCTAGTGAGATAGGTGGTACAAGTTTGTTGTAATTATATGTACATAGGCTATTAATCTTAGCGGTATCAGGTGTTAAGAGATCACTATCTGTAGTTAGTAAGAACTGTTGATTATCACCAAACAACATTAGACCAGAGTTAGTTTCTATACCATCTACTAGATCAGTAGGAAATGTAGAACTAGCTGCTATATCTATTCGATCAATTGGTGAAACTGTTAAAGCTGACTCATTCCAGAAGTTATCAAAATTACCAGGTTGAGATAATATCGCATTCTCTTGAGCTAAGAATACTAATCTATTTCTCCAAAATAAAACCTTATCAATTTTTTTGCCAACAAATGATGGCTGCTTATTGGTTAATGTGTCACCTACTGTCCTGTTTGTCCAAGAAGGTGTGTTGTATGCAAATGTATTTACTCCTGTTCTCTGTATCCTTATAGGCATAGTCGTACTAGTGAACCCTAAGTCAATACCAGGTTTTGCACATTCAACCCACGAGCCAGTACCATCCTTACCATTATCACCCTCAAACTTTAAGTAGTAGTCATCTTCCTCTGAGCTACTGTTTGCAATTTTTATAATATATCCATGCTTACATTGAGTTGGTAGATCACCTACATCATTCACTTCACTAGTGATGATATTCATCAAATCATTTTCTGTTGTAGATACATTGAAAGCAGATGATCTTTTTAGATATAAACCATTACCTATAATCTCAACGTTAGCTGCACTACCTAGTGCTGTACCTATACCTTCTTTAATACCACCTAAGATTGCATCTTTACTAACTGCCATCTCTGCATCAAATGGAGTTGGCTCTGGTCTTACTAAAGCTATGTTTGCTTTGACTGTAGCTTTCTCGTTTTTAGCTACTTCTATCCTATAGGTAATTGAATCCTGAACAAACGTTAATTTATCTCCAGCTTCCCAACCTTCACCACCATGTAATATATCTACTTCATATTGATAAATACATTTGTAATGATTTCCTTGTGTAACATCAGAATTTATACCTCTTGGACCTGAAACACCAGTTACTGTAAACCTCCAGATTAAATTCTTTTTATTAGCTACATTAACTGTATTACCTGAGCCTACTGTGATAGCAGAATTAGCTATCTGTTCTGAAGACCAAACTTGTGTACTTATATCTGGACATTCACCACTAATAACTGGATTACCATCTTCATCACTTACTGTACTATGAGAAACTGAATAACTTGTATCAACATTTAATCTAGTAGCTGTATATACATCTTGTGTTGTATCTGAATCATAAAGATTTAAACTATATTGACGTGCATTAGAAGTCTTCTTTAATTCAATATATGCAGCATGTGTATCAGGTCTAGCAGGTGTAGTACCTGTCATTGCAACTGTTTTAGTCCTATTAGTTACATAGGTATTATCGTTAATGGTTAGGAACTGTAGTTCTCCATCATTTGAATGTACTAGGTATGAATTAGCAGATATCGTAGAAGCTGTACCTGTAAGACAATTCCATATCTTAGCTGACCCATCTCTATATACCTTACCTATATACTGTTCACCTGCATCTCTGTAGTAACTGAACCAACAACCTGCAGTTGTAGCTGACGAACCTAAAGCTCCAACAAGCTTACTACCTGGTCTCTTAATTAATCCTCTAGTAATATCAGGTATAACATTCTTTGCTTCTGTAAGTTGTCCAGGTGCTTTTAGTTCGTCTGGTTGTTCTGATATACCTTGGATATAATTAGGAACTGTTTGAGTAATAGTTGTCATTATCTTCTCAATGCATTGTAAGGAACAAATGAGTTGTAGTTACTCTTATGTGGCCAGCCTAAATAGGAATGATCACCTTGATTGCACTCATACTCCATGCATATAGATCTTGCATATGCCTCTTTATTACCTAGTAATTGAGCTAGATCTGAGTTTGCTATTAGCTGTGTAGCTGCTCTTGTTGATGCACAGTAAGCTACGTATCTCCTAAAGACTTGTGGTAAATCTGTATAACTAAATAGCCATACAATATCTAAATAGACATCTTCAGTAAAGACATCTGTATGCTCTACTTTATCATATAATCTTCCATCTCTTTTTACTACGTCTGTGAATCTATCTTTATCTTCATCACTAATATCTATATGTAATATGTTATCACCAATGGTTATATGTCCATTAGCATCTGGTGTCATTTTATAATGCAATTCAGTATTAAAGGACCAGCCTTCAGATTGAATATCTAGATTGCATTCCTTTAATAAATTATATACAAAGTGAATCTCTGGGTTTTCAAATTCAAGGGTGGTGATTGGTGATTGACCGATAGCTCCCAGTATGGAGTTCACTGCGGATAGTTCTGTATCGAGTCCTGTTGTTGAGGGAGTAGTCATAGATATATAAATAAAAAAAAGGGAGACCGAAGCCTCCCATTGTGTGAATAAAAATATTGTTTACTGATAACCAGCGTTGTTGGTTGCAGTCTGAACAGTACCAAACTGAGCAGGCTTTGTAGCAGTACCAGCAAATAGTTCAACAGCAGCTGCAGGATTAAGATAATCTGCACCCATTGCTAAACGTCCAAGGATTACATCACCTTGGTAAATAACCGATACGTCTCCAGAAGTTACCTGAACTTGTGGACCAACAGCTTCAACAATACCAGCGGCTTCTTTCTGGAATATTAATCCACAAGAATTAGCGAAGTTAGAAGCTTGACCATACTCATTATTGATTCCAGTCACACTGTTGCGACCATCCTCAATACCTGGTGCTACGAAGTCACCTGTGTTACCAGGATCAGCTACGTTAGTATCTACAGTATCGTCATTACCTGATGAAGGTGTGTACTTAGTACCATACTTACTTAAGAATGGAATATTCATAGACTTGAAGATCTTGATACCAGCGATCTCGACAATTCCATTACCCTTCTGACGGGATGTACCTTGTGAGTCTCTGTTAACTAGACCGTTCTCACCTACTTGTTGGATAAGCTCATAGTACTGACGTGGGTTAAGAACACCTACACGACCTTCTGAACTTACTCCTTTCTCATCTAGTGCAGCAGCCGCATCGTAGAAAGCATTAACAAGTGCAGTTGCGCTGTATGCGTCATTAGCATCGTTGTTAGTACCTACACGAATCTGAGTTCCACCTGGCTCTTCGAAGTTAGACTTCATTACAGGTGACTTAGCTCTAGCTCCACGAGTAATGGCTCTAAAGATTAAGCGGTCATATTTCTCAGCTAGTGCATAACCAATCTTCTTAGAGATCTCCCCACGAAGCTCAAAGTGAGCAAGTGTTTCATCTAGCTCATACACGAATGCAGAACTGATAAGTAGATCGTCGCAGGTTATGGTCTTCTCTGCTACTGGAGGTGCGCCATCACTGTTACCAAGTATTGATTGACCTGGAACATGGAATTCGGCGGTGGTGCGACCTGTGTAGATGAACTGTAAAGAGCGTCCATTTTTAAGTGTACGCTTCATCACAAGATCCCTTGCTATTGTATTGTTCTGGAATCCTTTGAACATCTCTCCAGAGAAAATTTTAAGTAGTAATGCTCTGGAATCGGACGCACCATTCAGCGAGCCAGGACGCGTTAAGTCAGCTAACGGCTCGTTACTATTTTGATGTGCCATTTATCTATATTTAAAAATGTTTGAGGTATAAATCATCATCGCGCGCAAATTAAATTAGTCATTTTGTGGTCTATCCCACCGTCTAGACGGCTAATAGGTATCCCGCGTACGGGGCTAAAAGCCAAATTACAGAGAGGTCCGACACTGAGGTGCCTCTCTGCTATGGAAGTTCACATGAAGAACTTCTATATGTATGAAGAAGGCTAGAGCTAAAAAGACTACTAGCCAGAGTTCATTAAATTTACTCACCTAACAATGCTTCCTCTAATGATTGAGGGAAGTCATCGTCTTCTTTTTTCTCTTCGGGGTGTTCATCTTTCATGTGCTGTTCTAGTTGTACCCTAGTCAGCTTTGCTGGATTGCCAGAGTTTTGATGTGACATTAAAATGTAAACTTAGCTCCAAGTTTTGTGCCATAGTTACGGTCTTCATCACCATTAGTAATGGTAGATATCTCACCATAAACACCAAGCTTTTCAGTTACATTAAATGTACCTCCAAGCTTTCCTGATAGCTCTGTTTCTGTACCATCTACATCGGCAACAGCTGTTAAAGCTGGACCGCCTTGTACATAGTAATCAAGTTTAGAAACTGAACCTTCATAACCAAC